GCTCTGTTGGATACCACTTATCAAACTCCTCTTCCCATTCGGGCATTTCATCCTCCAGCTACGGGCGACCGCCCAACTAGTGATTCGACGGCCTCCGTGTAAATCTGCGCGGCTCGCGTTCAATTCCTGTCCACGGCCCTGCGGAGGGGGTGGCACATTAATTACCCCCCGAAATGGCCACCAATTACTTGAGCCGGAAAGGACACGGTTTCCCGTCCCGCGCCCGTCTCAAGGCCTCCCAGGCGCCCCTGCGTGCCTTCTGTGGTGCTTCGAGAACCTGCCATAACCGTCATTTCGCCTTCCTGTATCCGCCGCCCCGCCGCCAAGGTCCCCATTCGTTCAGTTTGGACCTCGCGCAGTTATGCCGGTGGTCACGGACGGGGCAGCGGATCGGTCACTCGGCAACGGCGCGACGAAGTGCCACCAGCATGCTCTGCTCGCCGGATGTCTGCATGGGCGCCAGCATCGCCCGGAGCCGGTCGCCTTGGTGCTGCATTTCGATCTCGGCTGCGACGTGCTTGGTCGAGAGCTCGCGCTGCTTGGACTCGGCCTTGTGTAGCTCCTCTTGGCCGACGAGAAACTGAACTTCCTGAATCTTCCGCGCCTGCTCGTTCTTGCCGTCGATCTGCCCATGCTGGTAGGCCTCGGCAAGGCAGATTGATCGGACGTGTTCGGTGAACGCCCGCGCGTCGGCAAGCGCAAGGGCGTACTCCGCCTCTGCCTGGCGCGCCTTCTTGAGTAGCTCGATCACGTCGAAAATTGGGTGGTCCATGTTCACTCCTTCTCGTCTGCCGGAGGCGTCTGGGCCTCCACGGTCACTCGCCAAACAACGTCTTCTGCCCGGCCTCGGCTAGCGCGGCGCGGATGATCCCCTGCGCCTCTCGGGCCGCGTCTGCATCGGGCTTGTACGCCCCCCCGGAGTCCTTCGTCGGCTTGAGCCAATCCAGGAGGGCAAGCACCTGCGCCGGCTGGGGGTCATTCCCGCTCGTGACTTCGCAGAGGAACTTGAGCACCGAATGGCGCAGCTTCTCGGAGTCCTTCTGGCCGGCGAAGCATTCGTTGAGCATGCCCATCGCAAGGCCGCGCTGTTCGGCAGAACACGCCTTGCCCTCGTTCGCCATCGTGCGGTCGAGGATCTTGGTCCGCAAGACTTCGGGCGGGTAGGGCCGATCCGTTGAAGGCGCAGTCGGTGCGGCCGGCGAACTCGTTGCCGGCTCCGCGATTGCCTCGATCCAATCGCCCTCGACTGCTGTGTCGCCTGGCTCGGACGGAACCGCAAAGGGTAGGTCAAAGCGCCGCTTGAGCGCGTCGGCCTCGGCTCGCTTCATCGCAACCTGGACCGGCTCCATCTTCGAGCTCTCGCCCCGCTTGAAGTAGCCAACCCCTTCGACGTAGGGCCGAACCCCGAGGATCTTCGGGATCATGTCGGCCGGGATGTGCTTATCGCTCATTGCCGCCCATGCCTCGGTGTAGGCGCGGAGCGTTTCGCTGTCCCGGATGATGCAGCGGAAGGCGAGCGCGCCATCGGGAATGGCAAGCAACGCGCGCTGGTCAGGGTCCCTCAGTTCCTCGAACTCCGTCCAGTAGTTTCCTTCGAGCTGGAGGCGGGCCGCCTTGCGTAGCCCCTTGATCCCGGCCATGAGGCCGGCGCCGGGGATGAACCAGATTTCCCCGTTGAACGGATCGAGGCCGTGAGCTACTGCGCCCTGTGCAAGAGCAAGTGCCTGATGCTCGTCCAGCTTCTTACCGCCCGGCGACATGAGCTGCACGCGCCGGGCGATCTCTCGCAACTCCTCTCGGTTTCCCCAGGGGGCGATGCGGTTCTCTTTCTCTGTGATGGTCAAAGCCTTGTCGGTCATTTGTCTCCTCCCCATGTTCCAACGCGCACCGGCCCGGGCAGCGGTCGTCCGGTCAGAACCGCGGCGGCTTCGGCGTCGATCTCCGCCTGTCCCGGATGCGGCTTGCGCATTTCCTCCAGGTGGGTCAGATCTGCGTGCTTCGCCTCGACGGCCTCGGACTGCTTATCGAACGGGACGATCTCGAAACGGTAGGGCTCGATCCAGTCGTTCGGGTTGCTCTGAAGGTCGATGTACCGCTGAACGTCCTGGCGGAACTGCGGCCGGGAGAATGTCGGCATCACCTTGAAGCCAGCTACCTGGTCCTCCGCCGAGTCGTACCGGGTCGCCTTTCGCCAGGAGATGGCGCCCCAAACCGGTCCGTTCATGTCAAGTTCCATGTCAAAGTCCATTCTGGCCGGAGTAGTGCGGGGTCAGCCGCCCACGAGGCCGCGAGGGCTGCTTGTGACCTTCCGGCCTCGACTTGTCCAGCGTCCACGGATCACTCGGCAGCGCCTTCCACCAGGGAGTCGGCATTGGACTGGGAATGCCCTGGTAGTATTCGCTCTTCGACATGTTCTCGTATGGGCCGCCCGACTTGAGGTTGTCCAACTTGGCGGACAGCACCAGAATGAGTACCGACAGGGCGAGGGCCAGAACAGCGGCGGCGAGTAGCTTGTGTCGTGTCTCCATTTGGTCGTTCCTCCTTGTGCTCCAATTATCGCCCAGAACCGTCCGGGACCGCATAGTACCTTTGTACTATGCCCGCCCGGGCCATTCCCGTAGTATCCTTGCGGCATGGACACCAAACGGGAAGGCCCCGCAGACGAAACCGATCTGTTCATCGCCCAGTGCGAGACCCTTCGGCTTGAGATGCAGGACCGATCCTTGCGCCGCCGGGGAGAGAAGGCCAACTTCGGCAAGCTCAGCGCGGCCGAACTGCTCTGGGCGATCGGGCGTTACGCCGTGGAGAACGACCTGGAGATCAAGACCTCGTGATCCGCCGGAGGCCTTGGACAGATTGCCCGTGGTCGGGTGACCCCCTCACCCGTAGGTCCAAGGTCCTCGGGGGTGTCGCGAGACATCTCTCCTCCTCCTTGAGGCCGGGCTGCTAGTGGCCGAGAGTCGCTGCAGCCCGGCCAAGGAGAATCATCAAAACCCTCCGGGGACATGAGTCCGAGCAACAAAGGAGTCTGGGCATGAAGGCGTGGGGCTGCTTGTGGAGAAGCAAGAACCGGCTCGACGGGCGGACTGAGTATTTGATGTGGACGCCCCTCTTCCGAACGCGCCGGGAGTGCCGCCGCCTTATCGACGAGGAGTTCGGCTACATTCGACAGCGCCCGGACCTTCGGGCCGAGCCGCACGGCTGGATGGTCCCGAGAGCAGTGCGGGTCACAATCGCAGAGAAGCCAAGGCCGTGACTGACGACCTCGACCGCCTCCACTCCCTCCTCCTCTCCGGCCCCCAGGACCGCGCGGCTCTTGCGGGCGCGTTCGGGGGAGACCGGGAGGCGCGGCTACTCATCGAAGAGGCACGGAGGTCTACCGATTGGGGCGCGCTCATCCTTCCTGATCCCTACCGACTTGCGAGGACCGACGTAGAGCTGGCCGAGTTCCTTGCTTCGGAGAGACGGAGGGGGTTGTCGATCCTCCACCGCGTGAGGCAGCAGAGGCGGAGGGGCTTGGAGTATCTGCGCGCCTTGCCACTTCGGCAGGGGACCTTATTGTGACGGACTCTCTCTACAACGAGTTCGACGCCTACCCTGCCGCATGGCTTCGCAATCTGATTGCTACTGGGTACCTGCCCGAGGGAACCGTAGACGAGAGGAGCATCGTTGACCTCAAGCCCGAAGACTGCCACGAGATGAGCCACTTCTTCGCCGGCATCGGAGGCTGGCCCCTTGCCCTCAAACTCGCTGGATGGGAAGGGCCAGTCTGGACCGGATCGTGTCCCTGCCAGCCATTCTCCGCGGCTGGTAAGCGAGGCGGGACAGATGACCCTCGGCATCTTTGGCCGGAGTGGTTCCGGCTCATCCGAGAGCGACGCCCTCCAGTCATCTTTGGCGAACAGGTTGCGAGTCGTGACGGACTTGCTTGGCTCGACATTGTATCGGCTGACCTGGAAGGTGAGGGTTACGCCGTTGGGGTGCTCGATCTATGCGCTGCGGGCTTCGGGGCGCCGCACATCCGACAGCGGCTTTACTTCGTGGCCCACGCCGAACGCGGGGCCGCAGAACGACACGGACAGTCGGTGGCAGGAGAGGCGGGAGGAAATCAAGGCCTCGGGGAAGTACGGGCCGGGTCACAACAGCTTCGGGCTAACGCTGGGGATGGCCTCTCAACTGGCCTCCTGGCCGACGCCGATGGCAGGAACTCCGGCGCAGAAGGGCTACAACGAGGCGGGGAATACGGACAGCGGGAGGAAGACGGTCGCGCTCGCGGCTTGGCCGACGCCGAACACCCCGAGCGGCGGGCGCTCAATGTCAACGGACAAGATGGACGCAACGGGCCGAACGGTGGACGGGAAGAAGCATACGGCGAGCCTGGAACATGCGGTCAGGTTTGCGAGTTGGAAGACACCTCACGCCTCGGCCGGCGTCCCCCTCGCCGTCCGTATCCGCAGGCCCCGGGAGAGCAGGACGTGGCTCTCCCTCCTCCTTGGGCCGGGCGCGGTATCGCTGAGAGTCGATCCGCGCCCGGCGAAGGGTATCCATGAAGCCAGGCACAACTGACCTCGAGCTGCTGTGCTCCCTGCTCCACCGGGGACCGATTGCCCGGGAGGTCCTCGCACAGGCGTATGCGGATGCCTACGAAATCGACCCCGAGTCGGCGGACCGGGTGGCGCGGAAGGACATCGAAGAGGCCAGGCGGACGACGGCCTGGGGCGCGCTGATCCTCCCGGATCCATACAGGCTCGCCACAGACGAGGCGGAGCTCGCAGCTTTCCTCGCCTCTCAGCGCCGGCGTGGCCTCTCGATCCTCCAGGGCGTTCGGGAGCAGCGGAGGCGTGGCCTCGAGTTTCTCAAGGCGCTTCCCCTGCGCCAGAAACGAATGGACCTATGACAGAGGAACAGCTCGTCCTCGGCGATCACGTCTTTCGGTATGACGGCACCGCCGCCGTCAAGGTCCTCAACGGGGACGCCTGGGTGAGCGTCGACGATCTCCTGGCGCCTCTCCCCCTCAACGAGCCCCGCTTCGCGAACGGCGCCTGGCTGGGCTGCCTCCTGCTCGGCCTGGTCATGACGGTCGGCTTCATTGCCGGCTGGGCAGGGCACCATTGGGTCGTAGTCTGCCCATGAAACTCGGCCGCTCGGGAGATCCGCTGCCGGCCTTCGTGCCGATCGCTTCCCTGGCGACGGTGCGTGTCATCCGGCAGCGCCATCACGGACTCGGGGCCACGCTGACGGTCTTCGAAGCACTCGTGTGGGATCCAACGGCGGTCCGGGCCGTGCTCGATGAGACCAAGCGGCAGCCGGTGGTGGTGATGCTGGCGAAGAGAGAGGGCGGATGATACCCGACCGATTGTCGATTCAATTCAAAATCATGCCGGATGGGGGCTTGTGCGCGCGGCGTCTCTACCCCGATGGGCCTCTGCAGCAATTCTATGGCGAATGGTTGACATGGGGCCAGATGAATGGGGTTGCCGCGGCAATCCTGTGCCACGCCTCCGACACCGTTCTTTGGGATGAGGCGCGGCCTGACGAGATCAGGGAGTATCCAGAAAGACGGCAGAGGCCGGAGAGGTCGCGGGAGGGCTATGCGTACCTGGTCCGGGAACACGGAGGCGCATACAAGATCGGCCGCGCCGCCAATCTTGCCCACCGCGTTTGGTCTCAGATCTCCCCGAAGCTGCCTTATCCGTTGAGCCTGGTCGCCGCACATCAGTCGGACGATGCAATTGAGTTGGAGGCAGCTTTCCACGAGCACTTCTCGGGAAAGAGGCTCGCCGGCGAATGGTTCTCGCTGGACGAGGAAGACGTCCAGTTCTTCATCCGCACGACACGCGCCCGGGACATTCCATGACGAGCGAATTCGAGAGGCTCGTAGACGAGTGGGGATTCCTGACTCCTGTGCCCGAGCTGGTCATTGAGCATATGGCCCAGATCGGCGTGGATGCCTTCGCCGTGTTCTCCTACCTGCGATACCGGACCAACAAAGACCGACATGTGGCTTGGCCAGGCTACAAGGACATGGAGAGCAAGACCGGACTGAGGCGGGAGAGGATTGCGGCCGCCCTCCGGGCACTTGAGGATGCGGGCCTTCTCGTGAGGACGAAGCGCTTCGGCGATAGCACGGTCTACCGACTGGTCAGACCCCCAGATGTAGGGGGGGATGACTCCATTAGTCCGCCATCCGGACAACTGGCAGATGTTGGCGCCTCGCCAGTAGTCCGGCAGGTGGACTCCAGTAGTCCGGCAGTCGGACTGCAGTTGTCCGCACGTGCGGACAGAATCCAAGACTTATCTATCCAAGACTCATTAAACCAAGAGTCAGGAGAGAAAGGCGGCTTCTCGCCGCCCTCCCACGACCAAACCCCCTGGGTCCAGATCCTCACGCTCCTCCGCCGCGGCATGGACCGGGCCGAGTTCGATACCTGGGTCCAGCCGACGGAGCTGGTGTCCCTCGCCGGCGACGTGCTGACGATCGGGGCGGCGAGCTCGTTCGGCGTGGAGAGGCTGCAGAGCAAGCACCGGGAGGAGATCGAGGCGGCAGCTCGTGAGGTGCTCGGGCGGCCGGTCCGGGTGAGGTTCATCGTGGCAAGCAAGGAGGCGGCGTGATCCAGGTGTCCGAGGCCATCTTCGAGCGCTTCGGCCTCACGTCGAAGGAGATGGCAATTGTCACCCTTCTGCTTGAGGGTAAGAGGACTGCGGAGATCGCCGCGGCTTGCTGGAACACCAAGGAGACGATCAAGACTCAGCTGGCGCACATCCGAGAGAAGACGGGCGCGCGGGACATCGCCGGGATCGTCTGTGCTCTATGGCTGGCAGATCAGGAGACACCGTGAACCCCGAGACCATCGTGCGCGCGTACCTCCGGACAACGGTTGCCGAGCGCGAGGGCTGGCAAGGGCCTCGGCGTCGGAAGGCGACGCGGCAGCGGGACACGTTCCTGAGCTGGCTGGAGAGGTGGGCAAACGAGAGGCGCCAGGTCGACCTGTGTCTGGGCGTCCGCAAGCTGGCCGAGGGGGAGTTGTGAAGCGCACGGCCGCCGATGCCGCTTGGTCGCTGATGATCCGGGAGAGGGCCGGGTTCAACTGTGAGAGATGCGGCGCGTGGCATCTGAGGGATAGCCGAGGCCTCCATGCGGCGCACATCTTCAGTCGAGCCATCAAGAAGACCCGATGCGACCCGGCCAACGGAATCGCTCTTTGTTACGGCTGCCATTCCTGGGCACACAGGAACCCCCTGGACTTTCATGCCTGGGTCAAGAAGAAGCTCGGCAAGCGGAAGTATGAGGCGCTGGAGAGACGCGCGAGGAGGCTTGAATGCTGACGCCCGAGATGAACCCTAACGAGTTGCGGAAGGCGGCTGCTTACTACCGTGAGCGGGACAACGTGGGCGACGAGCGCGCGGCCGACGAGTTCGATGCCGCCGCCGGCGCATGGGAGAAAGTAGAGAGGCAGATGCAGGCGATGGCGCACGCTCTGCACTTGAAGCAGGCCCGCATCGAGGTGCTGGAAAGGGCGCTGCGCAATCTCATGCGCGATGCTACGCCCGTGCTTCAGAGGTCATATCCAAAGTCTGATTGGTCCCCGGCGTGGCTTGATGCAGAGAGCGTCCTCGCGGATAAGGCTGCTGTTGCACAATTGGAGAGCGTTGTGCGCGATGCGCAACAGGAGGGCGATTGCCCCGCTGGTGATCCAGCGTCGAGGGAGTTCCAAGAGGGATGGAAAGAGTCCGACGCTCCGCGGACTTGAAGCGACGCGTTGACTGAAGGGAGTCTGGGCGACTATGTGCGAGGAATTCGAAACTGTTTCCGAGGTAAAGACGCCGTGCATAGTCGCCTCGGGCCACCTGTGGAACCGAGGCGGGTCGGGCGGAGCGATATGCCCGTTGTGCAAGATGGATATTTGGACGCGGGAATGGGGCGACGAGGACATGGCCGAAGTCTTATGGGAGATGGGCCAAGAGATGGATAACTTCATAAACGGCGCAACGATGGAAGAGGCGCTGATGCTGTTGTTCCTGCCGTCGCCCAGCGATACGCAGAATGCAGACTCCGCCGGAAGTCCCCGGCAGGGTCTAGTTGAGGGGAAGGAGTCGGAAGATGGCTAGCCCATTTGCTGAGGCGATGGAGATTGCCCATAGGGTTGTAGACGAAAGAGACGCCGCGTGGCTCAAGATCATGGCGCTTGAGTCCGACCTCTCCGAAGCCCGCCGCCAGTTGGCCGCCGTTTCCCAAGTATGCGGCGATGCGCTGGGGACGGCAGAGGAATACCGGACGGCCGTTGGATGTGCCGAGGCCCTGGCGGGATACCATGCCTGGCTCTCGGAGAAGCCGTCCGCCGTTCAAGAGGAATTCGATTCTCCAACCGAATTGCTGTATCGGACGGCGGTTGATTGCCTGTCCGCCTCCGAAAGGGATTTGGCCGTAGCCGTGGATAGTTGGCACAACGCTGCCTGCCAGTACCAAGAGACGAGGGAGAAGTTGGCCGAGGCGCGCAAGATCGTGTGGGGACTCATTGCGTGGGCGCGGCATGTTGAGTACGTCTTGTCCGGGAATGGCATTCAAAGGTGTCGAGACTTCCACGAGCCGCACGAGTGGTGGGATGCGCTCCCCCGCTGGCTCCGCAAGGAGATCGAGCGGTGATCTGTTTGTGCGGACACCCTTCGGCCTGCCATTTCCTGGGCGGTGCCTGTGAGCACTGCGACTGCCTCATTCTGGAGGAATGCAATGGACTATCTCCTATGGTTCGACGACTCGACTGCCCCGGTTGCCGACCGAGTGGCCCGGGCGGCGAGGTTCTACGAGAGCAAGTACCAGCGGAGACCAACGCGGTGCCTGTTGCCGAAAGGGGAACCCACGACTGGCGGGACAGGTCTGATCTGCGTTGAGGATCCACTGGTCCTGCCATCGCACATCTGGATCGGAGCGGAGTAATGGCTAAGGTCTTTGTGATCGCCGATTTGTGCAGCAATCTCTTCCCCTTCGGTGAAACCCGATTGAATCGGCTGATTGAATTGGTCTCCCTGAGCGGTGCGGATTCCGTCAAGGTCCAGGTATTCACTCGGAGCCATTTCCCAAAGGCGGAGCGCGAATCGAAGCGGCCATACGAGTTTCCGAGGGATGCACTCAAGCAGTTCGTGGGTAGAGCGCAGGCCTCGAATCTGAAGGCTGGCGCCAGTGTGTTCGATGAGCATGCGGTAGACGCCTGTTTCGAGGCCGGGTGCGACTTCCTGAAGATCGCCAGCCGGGAAGCCTACAACATGCCGCTGGTTCATCTCGCCCTGGACACTGGACTGCCGGTCTACACGTCGTTCCCCTGGCTTGTCTGGAGGTCGCTTCCGGATCGAAGCACTCTGTGCGGAGAAACCGGACTGGCCTGTATAGCCTCCTATCCAACTCTGGAATGGGGCGGGATTGGGCAAGCAGCCGAGTGGTTCGGCGAGCCCTGGGGCTGGTCCTCCCACACGCCTCATTGGGAGGATGTGTTGCGCGCCGTCGAGTTAGGTGCTACAATCATCGAGAAGCATATTCGCTTCGCCGACTCCGACCCGGAAGCCGCCTGGTCGTTGTCCTTCGACGGAATGAAGGAGATGGTCAATGCCATCAAAGCCGCGTGACGTTCTCGTTGCGGGAGCCTCAACCCAGAGCAGAGCCCGACGGCCCATTCCCTACGAGTGGGCCGTTTGCGTTGAGAGACAGGGCTGCCAGGAGACATGGAAGACGCCCGAAGGACTGAAACATCTCATCACCTGGACGTTCGACCAAGGGGGGCCGGTGTTCGGGTATATGAACCGACCGTCTGGATTGGCAACGAAGATGCTTGGTCCCGGATCGGTGGTGTCGGAGCAGGAGGTTGAGGCGGCGGTCATCCTGCTGCAGACCGTCGCACCGTTCCTCTCGACGGATGATCTCTTGGTCCGATGGCTTGGAAATGGGTCGGATGCCTGCGACATGGCCGTCCGCGTCGCCCGGGCGGTGACGGGGAAGCCGATCATCATCAGCATCGGCTACCACGGGTCGTCGGTAATCTTCTCAATGCCTCCACAGAACGCAGGCATCCCCCCGAGTCTGACCGACCTCACGACGCATGTCACCTTCGGAGATGAGGCCGGTTTGAGGGCCGCGTTCCAGGACCCTAGAGGAATAGCCGGCGTCATCGTGGAGGTTCCATCTACGGACGAGAAGGCGGCGGAGTTCTTGCGGGCGATTCGGAACATCACCGCGCGGACAGATTCGGTCTTCATCCTGGACGACATCGTGACCGGATTCAGGCTGGCGCTGGGCGGAGCGGCAGAACACTACGGATGCTGTCCCGACCTCGTGTGTTACGGCAAGGCGATGTCGAATGGTCGGGGAATCTCTGCTCTCGTAGGGCCGGCGGAGTACATGAACTGGGCGGCGGAGCGGGTGTTCTATTCCAACACGTTTAACGGTGACCCGTTCAACTGTGCGGAGATCATCGCGACGCTGACGCATCTGGAGAAGAACAAAGAGAGCGTCTACCCCCACCTCTGGGATATGGGGGAGCAGCTCAAGCTGAGAATGAACGCCCTCGGCGTTCCGCTCGTCGGTCATGCCCCCCGGTCGGCCATCGTGTTCCCGGACGAGAAGGTCAAGGCGGAGTTCAGCAAGCGGATGATCCTTCAAGGGGTCATCATGGACAGGCCGAACTATATGAGCACAGCTCACCGGCAGGAGCATCTGGACGCCTCAGTTGCGGCAGCGCAGGAGGTCATGTGGTCTCTCCGACGCGATGGGTTGTGCTAGGCGGCCTGGGGTCGATCGGGAAGACCCATGTCGCCAATCTGAGAACGTTGGGCATCGAGCCGCTTGTGATCGATCCTGCCGGGGTGTTCTTCTGGGATCCACGGCCGACCGATGCAGTTGTGATCGCCTCTCCGTCGCGGTTCCATGAGGAGCAGATTGCAGAGTTGGGACCTCGCGTTCGCGCCATCCTGGTCGAGAAGCCCCCCGCCCTGACCGGAGCAGGATGGAGGGCCGTTAGAGACGCCTGCCCGAGATTGGCCGTTGCGTTCAACTGGCGGTTCCACCCGATGGTGGCGGACTTCAAGGGACATGAGGCCGACGCCTTCGAGATCGAGTCCTTCGAGAATGCGAAGCGCTTTCCCGGAGGGCCGCACCTGTTTGACAAGAAGCAGGGCGGCGGCATTCTCCTGACCTCCGGCGTCCACTCGATTGACCTCGCATGCTACATCCTCGGAGGCCCGCCCGAGGTTTGGAGCCACGGGGAGAGCGAGGACATGATGTACCTCGGCATGAATCACCCGCGGGGCGTCAGTGCGACTCGGCTTCTCTGGGGATGGATCGGAGCTGAGAACAGAAGGATCATGTCCTGCCGACTTGAGCATGGCGATGTTCGGATCGGGGTCCTGGATACCCCATGCGACATGCACCTGGACATGATGAAGGCGTTTGTGGAGTACGCGGAGACTGGCAATCCGGGGGAACTATGCACAGCGGAGCAGGCTCAATGGGTCATGGACGTCGCAGACGCATTCTGATCTATGTCTCTGGAGGGGGGAATGAGGGGATGGGGCACATCATCCGGTCCTCCCACCTCGCCAATGCTCTTCGGGATCGGGCGGATGTGCTGTTCGCGTTCCCCCTGGATAAGGAACACCTCATCCCGGATTGGATGATCTGCGAGCGGTTCCCCGTGGAGATGGACCATCTGAGGCAGGCCAATCCCGTCCATGCGGCGGCTGTCAACGGCTTCGATGCGGACATGTTCGTTCTGGATGTGATGTTCCCTAAGGATGACTGGTTGTGTGCCCCGAAGAACGTCCTCATAGTTGGGGCCGGTTGGGCGATCACGAGGAAGATTGCCAAAGCTGCCCAATTGTTGATCTACCAAACGGGATGGGAGATACGAGGTTGTGTCTCGGGGCCGAAGTACCTCATGCTGGGGCCGGCCTATGAAAGACGCGGAGGAACGAAGACGCTTGATGCCTTGATCTCTTTCGGGGCGGGGATACCGGAGGAGTACGAACAGGCGGCGAGGCAGGCATTCCCCGACGCCCTCATTCCAGAATCAGGGGAGATGCTTTGTGGGCTACAGGCGCATTCGAGGATCCATATCGGAAGCATGGGGATGTCCACCTACGAGAGCATCGCAATGGGGTGCGTTCCGGTGGTCGTCAGTCGGTCCACAGATCATGCAGATACGGTGCGGAGGCTGGAAAGGCTGGGCGTCCTGGTGAGCTGCGGCATCCTGGCGGATTGCTCTCCGGAGAGTCTGGTGGCGGTTGCGAAGGACGTGCTGAGTGAGTCCGCGCTGCTCGATCGGATGTCTGAGGCCGGGCAGAAGCTGATCGACGGGAAAGGACTGGCCCGAGTGGCAGAGAGGATACTGCGTGTCTAAGAACGCGCTCATCATCGGGGGGACGCGGGGGATTGGCAAGGCCCTTGCCGAACGTCTGCGCGCGGGAGGTTGGGATGTTCGGGCGACGGGACGGGCAACGCTCGACCTATTGAAGCCAGAAGAGTGGGAGCGCGCCCTGCCATTGACCGACCAGTATGACCTGCTCGTGTTCTCTGCCGGAGAACTCCGCCCGGCGCCGTGGCAGATCAAGACCTTGGATGATCTCGTGCGCTCCTACGTCGTCCACGCGGCCGCTCCCGTGGCGATGCTGGCGAAGTACGGGGACAAGCTGCTCGGATGGTGGGGCAAGGTGGTGTTCATCTCGACGGTTGGCGCGGTGAACACCGGCGCGGTTGCCCTGGATTACGGCATGTCGAAAGCGGCGCTGGAGAAGGCGGCGAAGGCGCTTGAGGAACACACTCCTTGGCGGATCACGGTGATGCGCTTTGACCTGGTGGACACGAACATGATCCGGTTGCTCCCCGACGACTCGATGCACGGGAGGCCGATCATATCTGTTGCGGAGGCGGCGGAGCAGATCATTGCCGCGGCGAGGCTGGAGGAATGACCGGCGCCCAGTGGATTGCCCGAATCTTGAGGGAGCACGGAATAGACATTGCCTTCGTCTTCCCAGGCGGGACAATCTCGCGCCTCTTGGAGGCGATGGACGATGCCGGCATTCGGATCGTCGTCGCCGTGAGCGAGGCCGGGGCCGGGCATGCGGCGCAGGGCTACTGGAGGGTAACGGGGAAGGTTCCGGTTGTGGCCGTGACTTCGGGACCGGGCGTGAGCAATGTCCTGACGCCGCTGGCCGATGCCTACTACGATGGGGACAGCATTCTCTTCCTGTGTGGCCAGGTGGCGACCGATCAGATGGGCCGACACACACGGCAGGATGGTTTCCAATGGACGCCAACGGTGAAGTTGACACAATCCATCAGCCTCTTGTCCGTGGAGCCGCATACGCTCCCGGCCGAAACGGTTGCGGGGGCGTTGGAGTTCTGCCGCGGCGGGCCGGTTGTCGTCTCGATCCCGGCGGACCTGCTGCTGTGAACCTCATCATCGCCGGCCGGGGGGCGCTGTCATCCTGGAAGGAACTCCGAGAGTACGCCGAATGGAGTACGACCTACGTCGTATGTTCGATGGCCGCCATCGGCATCATGCCAACGGACCATGTCCTCTACGGCGGCATGTTGGGGCATACCGGGCACGAGTACGCCAATCGGCTTGTGTCTCAGGCCGAGACGATCATCTGCCTTGGTACGCGTTTGGACATGCGGCAGACGGGGACAGCGTTAGGGAGGTGGGAGGCGAAGCACGTCATCATGGTCAACACGGATCAGAGAGAGATTGATGCGGCGAGGGTTCATGTGGATGAGTCTTTCTGCATGACGGTGAAGGAGTGGCTGCATGTTCATGCGCGAGGTGATTGAGGCGCTGGATGAGGCGACCAAAGGGCTGGAGGTAACGGTTGCCGTTGGGGTGGGGACGCATCAGTCCGTGATGTGCCGCCACTTCACCTGGGACTATCCGAAGCGGGTTCTCCTGACGAGTTGCGGGCACGGGACGATGGGGAGCGCGTTGCCGTATGCCATCGGTGCGCAGATAGCGCAACCCGAGAGGCTTGTCCTGTGCGTGACAGGGGACGGGTGCTGGGACATGGAGCGGATGCACCTCTCGACCTGTCGGGCCTACGGCCTTCCGGTGAAAGTCATCATTCTGGACAACGGGGTCGCTGGGATCGTGCATCAGTTCGAGACGCTGAATGGCATTCGACATGTGGCTACGGAGTGGCATCATGGGCGGCCCGCGTCCCGGCCGGAGAGAACGCTGGACATGGGCTGGGTGCGCGTCGAGAGATTGGGGCCGGAGGTGAGACGCTATGCGGTGTCTGACGTGGGCTGCTGGCCCATCCTTGAATCGGGCCGCGAGAGAATGACGGAGGGACCATGATCGGACGACCAACAGTTCTCTTCCTCGGCGGAGGTTCAGACGCGGTCCCCATCATCGCCCGTGGGGTTGCGATGGGCTGCCGGGCCATTGTCTTGGACTACGCCGCGGATTGCCCAGCCAGGTATCTGGCTGACGAGTTCGTGTTAGCCTCCTGCTATGACGAGACGGACGCGCTAAATGCACTCGGCGGCCTTTGGGCGGACGCCGTATTGTGCGCTGGCGTGGACGCCCCGCATGTAGCAAGAGCGGTGGCAGATAGATTCTGCCTTCCGGCGCCGAGCAAGACAACGGCGGAGTTGTCTCGGGACAAGATCAAGCAGGCGTGTGTGTTGGCAGACGCCGGGGTGGCGACCCCAAAGTCATGGATCAACACTCCGCCTGAGTCTCTTGGAGACCGGATGCTCGTGGTCAAGCCGGCCGATTCAAGGGGGGCAAGGGGCGTATTCCGCGTGCCTGCCTATCAGGCAACACTGGTCAGCAATCAGGCGGCAAGGATCAGCCCGACCGGAAGGGTCATCTGGCAGGAGTGGGTGGAGGGCATCCAGCTCTCGACTGAATCCATCATCCAGGACGGAAGGGTTCTGTTCACCGCCATTGCGGAACGGAACTACTCCAGGCTGGAGGAGTTCGCCCCGTGCGTGATTGAGGACGGGTCGGACATGCCGGCCAATGAGCAGGGCGACCCTGATGACGGGGGGATGCGGTGGAAGGTCGAGCGCACCATCGGGGAGTGCGCCAAGGCCATCGGCTTGACAACGGGGACGCTGAAGGGGGACCTCGTCTGGGACGGAGCTAAGCCGGTCGTGATCGAGGTCGCCGCGCGGCTGTCTGGAGGGGGCTTCTGCTCCCTGATGACGCCGATGTGCCTGAACGTGGACTTCGTCGGCTTGGCAATCAGACAGGCCCTGGGAGAGACTATCCGCTCGGAGGAGATCAGGCCATACTTGAGGCAGTACGTCTGTCAGAGGTTCCAATTCCCCGTCAAGCCGCATTCGCATCCCGAGAGGGGCGACTTCGTCTTGGGGCTTGGGAAGTCGAGAGAGCAGGCGCGGCAGGATGCCGCAGAGAGGCTCAAGTGATCCAGATCCCCAAAGAGCGCGGCGGGTGGATGCACCCGGCCTACTACGAACTGGCCGACTACACCGGTCCCAACTTCAACCTAGCCTGGTGCGCCGCCGATGACACGAAGGCCGTAGAGGATCGGGCGCAGTTCAAGGGGACGGACGAGGAGTGGACCAGGCGGACGCTGATCTTCGCCTACCAGAACATCGCCCTGAGCACGGCGGGCATTCATCGCCCCTACATCGCCAAGATTCTCGGCGCAACCCCTGATATGTACGGGGTGAAGATCCTCGACTACGGGGCCGGAGGGGGGCAGTTTGGCCTAGCAATGCACTTCCTCGGCTACCGCGTCTCCTTCGCCGACATCTATGGGGCGTCGATGCAGTGGCTCTCGTACAGGCTGAGAGCTCTGAAACTCGATCTTCCCATCTACATCATCGACGAGCCCGGAACGGAGATCCCGCACCAGAACTTCGCCGTCTGCTTCGATGTGATCGAGCACCTGAGTCCAGATGTCCAGAAGCAGACACTTGAGAGGCTGGGAAAGCTGGCGGACGTGTGCTTCGTCAACCTCATCCGGGAAACCGGAGCAGAACATCCAGGGGTACACGCCGCGGTAGACATGGACGACCTGACTAGTTTCGTCTCCTCCAGGTGGGGATGTGTCTCAGAGGACTTCTATCCTGACGACAATGGCGAATCTAGGCAAAGGTTGCTAGTGTATGGCAATGTCACCGCATAACCACTCGGGGAAGGTGTACGAGGGCAACGGCGTCATGGCGCGGTTCTGTGAGACGTGCGACTTCGTGCATCTCGATCCCCTTCCAGAGACAACCGACCTGGCCGACTACTACCGGAGGAAGTTCTGGCAGGACGAGAAGGCCGGTGCCTACGAACTGATCTGCGGGGAGGAGGGCTGGAGGCGGAGGACATACGGACTGTACGGCCGTGTACTCAACTCCCTCGTTCCTCCGCAAGGACGGGCCCGCATCATCTACGACCTCGGATCCGGACACGGGTTGTTTGCTGCCGTAATGGCGGACGCTGGTTGGCAGACATGGGCGGTAGAACCAAGTCGGGAGGCTAGTCAGCACGCGTTCTCCTGGAGGCGAGACAAGACGGCCGGGACGCTGATCGTGTCTCATAGGACGATTGAGGACTTCGACACCGGAAATGACGAGGCCAACGCTGTAAGCATGCTGTGGCTCTTGGAGCATGTGCCTGAGCCGGCGTCTCTGTTGAGGCGCGTCCATGACATGCTGAAACCGAATGGAGTGCTGCTCCTCATCGTCCCGAACGAGCCGCTGAATGGTAAGTTCCCGTTCATCCACCCCACGCACTGCAACTACTGGGACGGGCCGAGCATTGGTAGGCTATTGCTGCGGAGCGGCTTTGCTATGCCCGAGGTTGTCTTGGGCGCCGCGCCGATGCATCGCTTCCTGCCGACCGTGGACTACATGAAGCATCCAGAGTTGGGGGGCAAGCTGCATGAGCTGATCCGGTTCACCGAATCCGGGCTGACGGATGACGACCTGTTTAGGCGCATGAGGTGGTATGCGGGGAACGGGGGCCGGGACCTGATACTGTTCGCGAGGAGAGCATAGTGCCTGAAGTCCTCTGCATCCTCTCCATCCGGGCCACCTCCGAGAGGCTGCCCGGCAAGGTCCTTATGCCGATCGGCGGCGTGCCGATGTTTGTCCATATCGTCAGGAGGCTGAGGCAGGCGAAGTGCGTCAAGGACGTGCTAGTGACCAGCCCTTGGGGGAAGGCGAACGACGACATCGACCGGGCATGTGTTGAGCATGGCATCTGGTCCTGCAGGGGGCAACAGGAGGACGACACGACGGGAGAGTTGGACCGCGCCGTCCAGAAGATGACCGGCCGGTACGGCGACCTTCCGATCCTGAGAGCCCTGGGAGATCAGCCGTTCGTGGACTGGCATCACATCGACCTTGCTGCGGGTGCGATGGAGACCAACGGCTGGGACTTCATGCTGCCCCTCCAGTTCGGGGCCGATCCAGTGTATGGCGCCGGCCTGTCTCCCTGGTCGTACCGGACGTGGCGGTGGACGAGCAGCCTATCGGGCGGGGAGGAGAGACAGCACCCGGGCATGTGGATCCGAAGGCATCTGGACAGATTTACCTACGGCCTGGTTGACCTTCCTCACTGGTCGTACCGGCCATACCGCTTGGAGGTGGACACGCCCGACGACCTCGAGCTGGTGAGGCGTATCTGGGAGGCATGGGACAAGCCGCACGAGCCGACGCTGCAATGGGTGGTCAACTACCTGGACAAGCACCAGGACGTGGCCGCCATCAATGGCTCCATTCGGGAGAAGACCGGGACGTACACCAGCTACACCCGCGCCGAGATCGAGCAGTGGGAGCGAGACTACTCGGGAAGGCCTGTTGTGTACTCCGACCTCGCCAGCCTGACGGGGCAGATCGAGGCCACCCACCGGGCAGTGAAGTGTTCCAAGTGTGGCACGCCGCTGATGAGCGTACAGGTCAAGGCGGGGAACCTCAAGCTCCGCTGCCCGAAATGCGGGCACAAGGAGACATTCTATGCCAGCCGTCCAGTGTGATGTTCGTCTATCGGTCGTGACATTGTCGAAAATCACGCGCCTTGACTGGGTTCGCTTCGACTGGATTGAGATAACGTGCGTGGGCGACACAGAACGGTCGTTCATCCAGGGATATGAACGCACGCCTGCCGAAGCCAATCGAGCGGCGCAAGAATGGGGGCCGTTCGCGGAGGTACATGGCATTGCGTAATCGTATGCTATACTGAGTCTGCCGGGGGGCTGCGGCCCCTCTAATAGACACGCCGGCCTGTCATGGGTCGGCGTTTTGTTTGGGGTGAACATGGGCGGTCCTGGCAAGGCAGAGAACCTGAAGTTCTTCGAGAGAGGCTATGACCCGCGTCGCAACACAAAGGGCAAGGGGCCGAACCGCGTCACGGGCTGGCTGCGGAAGTGGGGCGCCATGACGCCGGTCGAGGCGTCGAAGCTATGCAAGCTGTGGTCGAAGGAGCTTGCTGCGGGTGGCAACGAAATCCCGATCGAGGGCATGGTTGCACTCAGGTTGTGGATGGTGCTCATGTCCGAGCCGACCGGGCCGATCCTGAAAGAGGTGATGGACCGGACGGAGGGCAAGCTGCCAACGGTCATCAAGTCGTGGCGGGACGATCTGATTGCCCTCGTGAAGGACGGCGCGCTGACCTACGAGATTCTGGAGGCGGAGCTTGGAAGAGACCTCGCTGTCGAGCTTTTTGCCGGAGCAGGAGTACCTGTCAGCCAAGACGGAGAAGCTGAAGAGGATGGCGCGGGCGCAGACTGACGCCACGCCACTCTGGACGCCATTCGTCGGCCGGCCGCAAGAGGCTGCATACCACTCCGAGGCAGACGAGCTGTTCTTCGGCGGACAAGCCGGAGGCGGCAAGTCGTGGCTTCTGCTCGGGCTTGCCCTCACCGCGCACCGGCGCAGCATCATCTACCGTCGCGAGTTTCCGCAACTCAGGGAGCTCATCTCCTCGTCGGTGGAGATGATCGGACAGAGGGGGCGGTTCAACGAGACCATGCACATCTGGCGCGACCTGCCAGGGGATAGGATGCTGGAGTTCGGAGCCGTCCATCGCGAGACCGACAAGCAGAACTACAAGGGGCGGGCTCACGACCTGAAGGCGTTCGATGAACTGCCCGACTTCCTCGAGAGTCAGTACGTGTTCTTGAACGCATGGCTGAGAACGCCAACACCGGGGCAGAGGGTGAGGACGGTGGCAACTGGCAACCCCCCGTCTACTCCTGAGGGGGAGTGGGTGGTTAGACGTTGGGCGGCATGGCTGGACAGTCAGCACCCCAATCCTGCGAAGCCCGGCGAGCTCAGGTGGTACGCCATGATCGACGGGGAGGAGAAGGAAGTTGGCCCAGGCGTGTTCCAGTACAAGGACGAGGTCATCACCCCGAAGTCGAGAACCTTCATCCCCGCGTCTGTGATGGACAATCCTGTGTACGCCGAGACGGGCTACATCGAGCAGCTTCAGATGCTGCCCGAGCCATTGCGAAGCCAACTCCTGTACGGCGACTTCTCCATTGGCCTCGGCACTGACCCGTGGCAGGTCATCCCCGCTGCATGGATCGAGGCGGCGATGGCGCGGTGGACGCCGGATGCGCCGGAGGGAAGCACGGCAACATGCGTCGGCGTGGACGTGGCAAGAGGCGGGGACGACAAGACGGTAGCCATCACGCGCGTCGGTAGATGGTTCGGCCTTCCCGTCAAGGTCAAGGGGAAGGACACGCCCGATGGTCCGTCTGTGGTGGCGCACCTGACACGGGAGATCGGCTATCAGGTCCCCATCCATGTTGACGTGATCGGCGTAGGGGGTAGCGTGTACGACCACCTCAAAGGGCTTGGTGTAGACGCGAAGGCGGTCAACTTCGCAGAGTCCAGCGGTGGATGGTCCGGTCGAGGCGGCAACCTGCGGTTCAAGAACATGAGAGCGGAGTTGTGGTGGAGCATGCGGGAGGCGCTGGACCCGGCGTTCGGATTGAACCTGTGCCTGCCTCCCGACCAGGAACTGAAAGGCGACCTCGTTGCTCCGCGCTGGAAGATCACCCCCCAGGGCATCCAGATCGAGAGCAAGGACGACATTCGAGAACGCATCGGAAGGTCAACGAATTGTGGCGACGCGCTGGTCATGGCGCTGATTGGCGGAGGGGCCAACGTCCCAATTGCCAACCTGACGCAACAGAGCAGGTGGAGAGAGCCGACCATGAGCGACGAGTCCAAGGGGGGAGATCGCGGCTGGGGTCCGTCTGGGCAGAGCCGCTTCAGGAGGGGCTGATGGGCTGGCTGATTGTTGGGCTGCTGATTGGGTTCACGCTGGGGCGGAGGCGGGCTCCGAACATTGAACTGGCAGTCAACACATTGCGGACGCGCTCGTCTGCAGCACTCATTCTGGCGGACAAGGCTAAGGCCGTTGTGCATGAGGCGGCCAAGCAAGCAGCGGCGGGCCAGTTGAGCCTTCTCACTCTGGCTGAATTGACGAACACCATCGGGGATCTAGGCAACATGGCCGGCGACATGATCGACGACCAGGTAGCACTTCTGAAGGAGGTGGCGAATGGCAGGACGTAAGCGGACCACGAACTACGACAAGGTGCATGCGCTGGCGGCCGAGGGGAAGGGGAGGGCCGAGATCGCTAAGGCCCTGCATGTGTCAACGGCCACGGTGAGCCGGGCACTCAAGACCGAAACGCTTGCGGTCACGAAGGGCAAGACCTACGGCGAGATGGGGGTGACTGGGCTAAACCGCTTCGCCGGCGCCATCTCCGAGGACTATGTTCAGGACTGGAACAGCCTCCCTCGTCTGGTCAAGACGGTGCGGAAGATGCTCGACCATCCGGTCGTGTCTGCCGCCACGTTCGCGGTCGAGATGCTGGTGAGGTCTGCAACTGTCCACGTCGAGCCCGCGTCTGAGGAAGCTGCGGACATCGAAGCCGCCGACTTCCTCGACACATGCATCCATGACATGAGCCACTCGTGGTCAGAACACACAGGGCAGGCCATCTCGATGGCATGGTACGGCTTCGCCCCGTTCGAGATCGTGTACAAGCGTCGGCTTGGACCAGAGAGGGAGCCGTCCAGCAAGCATGATGATGGACGCATTGGGTGGCGCAAGTTCGGCTACCGCTCTCCTGACACCTTGACCTCGGGCAGGGAGTGGATGTTCGATGACTCGGGGGGCATTCAGGGCTTGAACCAGACGCCTCCCAATGGCGGGCAGTCGGTGTTCATCCCGATCGAGAAGATGATCCTCTACCGGACGAACGGGATGAAGAACAATCCACAAGGCCGATCCGCCTTGAGAGGCGCGTATCAGCCCTGGTACTTCAGCAAGAACTTTGCCGAGTTGGAGGGCATCGTCGCCGAGAGAACGGGCGGCGGCATTCCCACCATGTACCTCGGGAAGGGCACGAAGCTGGAGGGCGCCAACAGCGACTTCACGAAGGCACAGGAGATCGTCAGGAACATCCGAACCGACGACCAGATGGGCATCGTCATTCCCTACCCCAAGATGACGGCGGACGGGATGGGGGCGCTGTTCGAGCTGGTTACACCTACCGGCAGAGGCATGGTGGACTTCGACCAGGTCATCAACCGCTACAACCAGCAGATGGCCCAGGTGCTGCTGGCGCAGTTCATCTTCTTCGGCCTGACGGAGAGAGGGACTCAAGCTCTGGCGACGGTGACTACGGACTTCTTCTCGCAAGCGGTCGGTGGGTGGCTGGACAACATCGCCGAGACGTTCAATCGGTTCGCGGTGGACAGGCTGTTCAAGCTGAACGCCGGGGCTTTCACGGGGATCACCCAGTACCCCGAGATCCAGTTCGCCCCGGTCGAGCAGCAGGACGTGTCGAAGATCATCACGGCCATCGCTGACGCGGTTGGGTCTAGAACCATTACCCCCGACGACGGCGTTGAACGGGTGCTGCGTGAGATGCTGAAGTTGCCCGAAGCAGACCCTGCAACGGCCAGGCCGGCTCCTCAACCCATCGTGTTCGGCAAGCCGCAAGGCGATGACCCGGATGCGAAGCTGGATGTGGCGGAAGGAGGTAAGACGCCCGAAGACGAAACCTTCGCGGCGTCCCGATTTCGTGGACCGCGCTCGCGCCGCACATGGGAGAAAGAGACCAACAAGTACCAGGTCCAAATCACGCTGATCTACAACGATTGGCTGAAGGACCTGGCGGAGGAGTTGGCCGAGGCCGACGAAGAGGAGCAGGCCGAGATCATAGCTGACGAGCTGGCCGTGCTCGCCTCTGCCCTGGCTGCAGCCGGCCGGATGGCTATCGTGAGGGGCGCCAACCTCGGGCTAGGTGACAGACCGCCATCTCCCGAGTACCTGGCCGAGATCGCCCGGAGGGTGCAGCTGAACGATGACTATCTGGCGACGTCGTTCATCCCGGCCGCCAAAAGCAGGCTGGAGAGTGCCCTGCGCGACGAGGACGTAATGGCGGCTGGGGCATTGGGGCTGATTGGCTACATGGCTGCACTGGGGTCGCGCGCAGAGCAGTACGCGGGTGCGGCATGGACCGCCATCCAGATCGGGGCGGGTGAGGCGGCGAAGCAGACGGAACTGGAGGGTGGAGGCGCCGTGGCCTGGGTCTTGGATGAGCAGGCGCAGCACTGCGACGACTGCCCCGAGTTCGCCGGGGAGTATGAGAGCATGGACGATCTGATGCGCGTGACGAACAACCGCCTTCCTGGGGAGGTTCAGTGCAACGGCAACTGCCGGTGCAGCCTGGAGGTTCAGGATGCGTCGGGGGAGTGGGGCAGACCGTAGCGCCCTATTGTGGAGTGTGGTAAGGTTAGACAGGCGGGGGACATCGGTCCCCACTGACACTCGTATGCCGCCGGCGGGATTCCGTCGGCGGTTCTCATTTCCCGGAGACGCGATGCCCTGGCACATCAAGCATAGCGGCGACAAGTACGAGGTGGTGAAGGACGACGACGGCAAGGTTGTCGGCTCTCACGATTCAGAGGAGAAGGCCAAGAAGCAGATGGCCGCGCTCCACGCGAACGAGCCGACGATGCACTCGGAGAAGGTTGCATTCGACGACTTCGGCGCGCAGAGCCTGACTGGTCCCATTCGTCTCCTGCCTCAAGGCCGATGGTTCCGCGGCGGACGCGTGCTCGACGTTACAGAGGGCCGTCTCCAAGAGATGGTGCGCAACTTCAAGTCCGGCCTGCCTCGGTTCCGCGTGGGGATCAACCTGGACCACAAGGACGACAAGGGCAAGGTCGGGAACATCAAGGACGTGGCGTACATCGCCGATGGTCTGAAGGGTCCGGGTCTGTACGCAACAGACTACGACCTACTGCCGAAGGGCGAGAAGGCCGTCAGCGAGGACGGGTATGACGGCGTGAGCGCCGAGGTGGTATGGACGCTCAACGATGGTGCCCGCTACCAGGACCCGGAAACCGGGAACGAACACGACAACGTGCTTGTCGGCTTGGCGCTCACGCCTACCCCGTTCTTCGGGCATCAGCATGTGGCGCTGTTCTCTGCGAAGGAGCAGGATATGGATAAGACGTTCCTCGAGTCGTTGCGTGCCAATTTGCGCCAACTGCTTGGACTGAAGGAGGTGGCTACGGACGAACCCATTGTTGAACCCGAGAAGAAACCGGCCGAAGAGCTGGAGGTGGAAATGAAGCAGGAAGAGTTCGACGCCAAGATCAAGGAACAGACCGACCTCTTGACCGCGGAGAAGGCGCGGGCCGACAAGCTCGAGGCCGACATCAAGACTGACAAGCTGGCCGTCCGCAAGGCCGCGCTCAAGACCGAAGGCGAGGCATTCAAGGCGCTGTCGTTGAAGCCTGACGAGTACGCCAATGCGATGGCCGAGCTCGAGACCGACAAGCCGGAAGTGGCGACGTGGGTCAAGAACATCCTGACCGCCGCCGACGCTGCGGCCAAGACCATCCTTACTGAGAAGGGCAAGGATGGTACGACCGAGGGGAAGACCCTGCACAACATCGCGCAGGACCTCGTGAAGAACGACAAGATGACCTACTCGGATGCCCTGGCCCTTGCCAGCAAGCAGCACCCCGAGTTGGCGTGACGGAGGTGATGAATGGCTCGCTACGCTGATATTGGAATCAAGCCCATGCCGTTCACCGCCGATGCCGATCTGACGGCCAAGCAGTGGATGCTGGTTTCCCCAGCCTCGACTGCCGGGAATGTGAAGGCGACGGCAAGCGCCTGCAATCCCACTCCGCTCGGCATCCTGGTGAACGACCCGAGCGCGGGACAGGCGGCGGAGGTCGTGATCCTCGGACCGACCAAGGCCAAGTGTCGCGTGACTACCTGCGACCTGAAGAACGGCCGGTTCCTCAAGGCCGCGTCAGACGGTTTCCTTGAGGCCCTTGAGGACACTGTCACCAATTTCGCCTTTGCCCGCTACTTCGATGTGTCCAAGACGACCACGGACGCATCCTGCATCGGCGAAGTGTTCATCTACGGCATCTCGAGCTGCGGCCTGCAGCTCGGAACGAGCTAGGAGGCGGCGATGTCTTCACCTACTGACCGACAGTCACACATCGACGTTGGCCTGAGCAACGTCAGCATCGCCTACCGCAACGGCTCGTACATCGCGGACCAGATCTTCCCGATGGTCGGCGTTGCCAAGGCGACGAACAAGTATTGGGTCTTCGCTGCCGCAGATTGGCTGCGCAACGAGGCCGCCGCCCGTGCCCCCGGCACTCGTGCCGTCCGCGCGGACTACACCGTCAGCACCTCGCCCTACGTCTGCCTTGAAAAGGCAATCGCGAAGGGTGTGCCGGATGAGGTGCAGGACATGGCTGATGAGCCCCTGCGCCCGATGATCTCGGCGACGGAGTTCGTCACCGACAAGATCCTGATGTCGGTGGAGAGCGACGTGCTCGGCTTGGTGTTCGGCGCGGGCTGGTCGAGCTCAGCTACCCCCGGAACCCTGTGGTCCTCGGACTCCTCGGACATCCTGACCGACATCGAGACCGGGATGTACACGGTCGCCAAGACCATCGGACGCGACCCGAACATCGCCGTCTGTGGTCGCGGCCTCTGGCGCTACATCCGCAATCACCCGGACATCGTGGACCGCGTGAAGTACGGGGCGGGCCCGGATCGGCCGGCCCGAGCGGATCAGGCGACGGTCGCCAATCTGATCGGCGTGCAGAAGTTCCTGGTTGCCGGAGCGATCTATGACTCGGCGCAGGAGGGTGCAACCTCCAGCGTCAGCCTGATCGCGGGCAATCACTTGTGGCTGGGGTGGGTGACCCCGACGGCGGCTCTGGATGCGCCCTCGGCCGGTTACGTCTTCCAGTACAAGAACCGCGAGGTCTCGCGCTACCGGGAAGAGCAGGAGCATCAGGACGTCGTGGAAGCACGCATGTCATGGGACGCCGTGGTCACCTCGCCCGATGCCGGCTACCTGGTGAAGCAGGCCGTAGCGTCTGGCTAACCCTGACTGCCGTGGGGCGGGAGCCTAAGCACCGCGCGGTGCATCCCGCCCCCACTTCCCCCCGCGGGCGCGCGGTCGTCGGGGGGGACTCGAACTGGAGGGCATCATGCCTGGTGGAAAGCAACGACTCCTGTCTCTCCTGACGGGTGGAATCAAGGTCGGTTCCGCCTCGACGGATACGTTCATCAAGTCCATCCTGGCCGGCTCGGCTACGGTGACAACCCCCGCCTTCGATGGCGGCGACCCTGGATCCTCGGAAACTGTTGAGGCCACGATCGCCAACATGACCGCCAGCCACGCGCTGCTGATCACCGCGGAGAACATGTCTCCGTGTATCGCCCTGATCTCGGCATGTGCCGGAACTGGCAAGGCGTCGCTGGTGTTCGGCTACACCGCCGCCTGCGGTGGTGGAGCGGCGGCAGCGGGCACGGCCACGTTCAACTATATCGGCGTGCGCACCTAAGGGGGCCGCCATGACGACCCGGATTAGTGACTGGGACGCAACGGCGCTGACGATCCCGAACGCATCGTCCCTGTCCAGCTCTATGGTGCTGGCGGGCCGAACGATGGTTGGGCTGATGGCGCCGGTGGCTTGGACGGCGGCGAGCATCTGCTTCGATGTATCGGCGTGCGCGGGTGGAACATTCTTCCCACTCTACAATGACGACAACGTGATCTTCACCCTGAAGATGTCTGCTTCGCGCGCATACGGAGCCAGCGCGTTTGGCAGGCTTGGTCGGTTCTACGGCATGCGTATCCGCAGTGGATCCGCTGTTGCCGGAGACGATCAGGCCGCGGCGCGCGTGTTCATCGTGCACACTCAGGGGTGACGCATGTACTCAACCTGTAGCCAGGTTGCGGCGCTCATCCCGAACCTGCTGAATGGCGCGTCGAACTTCGACGGCCTCGATTCGGCCATCCGGCCTGCCAGTGCGCAGCTCGTGGGGTTCATGTCCTCGGGCTGCGCACTGATTGAAACCCGCCTGCAGTCACTCGGCTATGGGGCAGTCCCGGCCACGGCAGGCATCTACTCCTACTTGGGCGACCTGGAGTCCAGCTACGCCGCGTACCGGGCGGAGCTGGCAAGGGGCAGCCCACGCACGGCGGCCGGCGAGAGGTCGAGGGCGGATGGATTCAAAAAGGCGTTTGATGATGGCCTGAAGTCTCTGGCCGAGATGGACCTGAGCCGATCCGGGGTGGAGCACACCAGCAAGCTCTACGCCGGCGGGATCAGCGTGGACGACAAGGAAACGGTCGAGTCTGACTCAGATCGTGTCGAGCCGCGGTTCTTCCGCAACGTGTTCGACGGCGATTTCGCCACCAGCGCGAGCTAGGATGAGATCCGATGAATGCGTCCGGAGGTCTCCACGCAGTCTTCCTCTATGCGGATCGTGCCGAAGAGTGGAACTGCTCAGAATGGCGCTGCCATCTTCTGGCGAACGCCATCAACTCGCGACATGAGGCCAACCCCAAAGGGTTCCCCCACACGGCCAATCTCTACAGCCTGAGAACATCCCTTGCTCTTCATCATCCATTGGTCCAGCGGAAGATCGGCGAGGGCGACATCATCCTGTTCCAGCGCGATGTGATCGATGGTTCGGTCAACGATGCGATGGAATACTGGCGTGCCGTTGGGAAGACGGTTGTGGTGGACATGGATGACCATTACCCCGGCATCCCCCCGAGCAACCCGGCGCATCCGTTCTGGATCATGAACATCGCCGGGCTCGACCCGCCTCCTGTGGACAGGATGATTGAGGGTCTGAAGCATGCCGACGCGCTGATTTCTCCCTCGCATGAAATCCTGAAGGATTGGGCGCACATCATCCCCGGCTACTACTGGCCGAACTATCCAGGAGAGGGGCTGTACAAGGACGTCGAGCCGAAGCCGCCGGGCGCGCCGGATATGGTGATCGACTACGAGCATAAGGACGGGGAGAAGCCGGCGCTGAGGATCAGAGAGCGGAAGGACACGCGAGGCAGGGTCTGCATCGGGTGGGGCGGGAGCATCAGCCACGTCGATGGGTTCCTGTACTCCGGCGTCCTGCCGGCCCTGAAGAGAGTTCTCAAGGATCGGCCGCAGGCGTTCTTCAAGTTCTGCGGGAGCGAATCGCGGTTGGACTGGCTGCTCAAGGACATCCCGGAGGATCAGTTCATGCGACATGGTGGGGTGTCTGCGGAGCACTGGCCCCTTGTTGTTTCAACCTTCGACATCGGGATTGCCCCGCTGGACATGAGGCCAACCGAGACGTTCAATGGCGGCGACAACCCCGGCAAGTCCTACGACGAGCGCAGGTCGTGGCTGAAGCTGGTCGAGTACCTGTGTGCCGGGATCCCGTTCGTGGCTACCGACGGGGCGCCCTACGCTGAATTGGGACGGTTCGGGAAGCTGGTGGAGAACACCGAAGAGGCGTGGTATCAGGCGCTGATCTCGCGCGTGGACAGCCTTGCACATTTCAAGACGGAGGCGAAGGAGCGTCGCAAGTGGGCGCTATCACACCTGACGATTGAGGCCAATGCGGACAGGCTGATCGACCTCTACAGCCGCATTCAGGCGGAGCAGCAGTCGCGGAGGCAGAACGCACGACTGCCCGAAACGATCTATGTCGAATGACGAGAAGGCTGAACGGAGGCAGCGGTGGAAGCGACGCAAAGGACAGACCCGCTCGAAACGGGGAAAGCACCCTGGGCAGAGAAGGCGGCGAGGATCGCACGGGAATGGGCCCTTGGACGCCTGGAACGGAACGGGGTGAACATGGTCCGGGTGTTGGAGTACATCATGCTCGACGCGGTCAACCGCGCCTATGCGGAGGCATCGAGTGAGTGAGAAGCCCGTCCTCCTGACTGTTGGAGGTCACACGCTGAAGCAGCTCTGGGCTCCTCTGTCGGAGACCTACGATCTCGCATTCCTCCAGACGCAGGCGGCGCAGTTGGCCGAGTCGATGGGGCTCAAGGTCGTCGCCCTTGAGCGGCTCCTGGTTGGCGATATGGTGGCTGAGAGCAAGGCGGCTGCTATGACTTCGACTGCCGAGATTGTGAACGCCGCCAAGAACGGGACCGTTTCCTTTGACGCTGCAGTCCCAGAGTTGAACGGCGAGGGTCTGCTGGGCTGGTTGCCGCCTCTGTTCTACGACCACATGGTCACGGCCCTGGCGAGACTTCATGCTCTGGAGGCATTCGCCAAGGAGCGGAGGATTGCGGGGGTTCTGGTCCATGAGGACGTCACTCCCGAGGGCAGATTGCTTGCAGAGTTCGGCCGATCGATCGGCATTCCCGTTCTTCATATCCCTCACGCCAATCACTACATCGCTCCGGGGAACGACATCCACTGTGAGATTTCATCCGACTACCTCGGCGTCTCGGGCGAGTACATGCTGGACTGGTACCTTGTGTGTGGGATGGACCCGGATCGGATCACCGTCTTGGGGACGCCGCAGTACGACTACCTGTACGACCTGGAGACGCTCCCTGACACGGCGGCGGCCAAGAGGGCATTCCATGTGCCAGAGGGGAAGCGGGTCATTGGATACGGCACGAGCTGGCACCAGATGACCGCCGTCTGGGGAGATGGGCCGAAGGAGTTGGAGCGGTGCTGGGATGCGGTGGTGTCTGCATGCAAGACGACCGACTCGTGGCTGGTGGTTCACGTCCACTACGGAGAGCCCCCAGAGAGGCAACAGCACTACGCCGACCAAATGAAGGCCCAGGGCGTCAAAGGGTGTGTCCATAGGGGAGATGGCCTGTTCTGGTCGCTGATGGCCTCAGACGTCGTTGTGGTGCCTTCTGCGAGCAACTACGGCCTGGAGGCCGCCATCCTTGGGAAGCCCGTTGTGGAGTTGTGGACACCCGGCGCGAGGTTCCCCGATGACGGGCCAGAAGGGACGTGGGGCGCCGACCTGGTCGGGGTCATCGATCGGGCCAAGCCTCTGCCTGATTGGGCCAAGCGGATGAACGCCTATCCGGATGGGACCGACCGCGCGGTTGCGTGGGTGAGGGGCCTATGCCCATCACAGTAACGACCACCGGCCTGAACGAGATGGCGCAGCGGATTTCCGAAGTCTCGGGGATCAAAGGCCGTTTCGTTCGTGGCAACCTGAAGATCCTTGGTGGGCGCATCAAGTTCATCATGCGCCAGTCCTTGAGGGAGCACAGATACACAGGTCAGTTGGAGGAGAGTGTTCAGGACGACGCGACGGATACAGAACTTGAGGTTGGCCCGACGAAGAAGTACAAGGGCGGGTACGACGCCGGCCGGATTCTCAGTACGGGTACGGGGCCAATTCCGAGACTTCCGTTCGAGCCCATCAAGCGGTGGGCGGAGTTCAGAGGACTACCGGCAGGCCCGGTATGGTTGAGCATCAGGGAGCACGGGATCAAGCCGCACCCGTGGATTGAGAAGGTGATGATGAGGGGTGACTTCAGGACGGCGCTGGACCACACCGCCAAGAGACTCGGCATGAGCTTGGTCGCATACGGGTTGATTGGTGATGCGGCGGCGCAGGCGGAAATCGCAAGAGCAGACTTCGAGGCGTAGGAGGCAAGCATGGCAGTCAAGTTCTCGGTCACGGTGCGGAACGCGGAGTTGGATGCAATCGAAACGGCGATCGGGGTGAGCGCGGTCCTGAAGATGAGGACCGGAACTCCTCCGGCGAATATCGCTGATGCGGATACGGGGACGGTCATTGCGACGCTGACCCTGCCGTCCGACTGGATGGCGGCGGCCAATGCGGGGGCCAAGGCATTGGCGGGAACGTGGCAGGACGCCAGCGCGGATGCGGCCGGTACGGTTGGGCACTTCCGCGTCTATGCCTCCAACGGGACGACGCAGCATATCCAGGGGACGGTCACGATCACGGGCGGCGGTGGAGACATGACGCTCGACAATCCCGTGGTAGAGCTTGCGCAGGCGATCAGCATTACGGGCTTCACGCTTACGGCCGGAAACGCCTGACATGATCCTGCTAACCAGTACCGCGGACAAGATTCAGGTCATCACCGGGCAGGCCGTCACGGTGTCTGTCCACGCGTCCTGGATGGACTACAACGGGACGGCGGTCACTCCGGGGAGACTGAATACGGCCATCTCGACGGCCGCGACTACGGACGTTGTGCCCTCTCCCGGTGCGAGCGTTCAGCGCAACCTCAAGACGCTCTCCGTGCGGAACAAGCATGCGACCTCCAGTGTGACTGTGACGATCCAGCACACGGACGGGACCACGGTTAGCGAGTTGGACAAGCGGCTCTTGGGTCCGGGCGCGTCGATCCTGTACGACGAGGGGCAAGGGTTCATCCCGCTGTCCTCCGGTCTCATTGAGACGCATCCGTGGGACGGGAAGCTCATCGCTGCATTCAACGGCGGCGACCCTGTTCACGCCATGCGGCACATCCAGAGGGCAAGCAACATCGCACCTACCCCGACAAACATCACAACTTCGGTGGCCCGGTGCTCATCCTTCCGGCCCGACGCGGACATCACCGTCAACACGATCCGGTTCTATGGCGTTGGTGCGACGACGAATGTCTACCGCTGCGCCATCTACCGCTACTCCGACCTTGCAAGGCTGACGGCGGAACTGGCGTTCTCGACTGTCGCCAACGCATGGGGCGTCGCCGGGTCCAGCATTGGTCTAGCCCTATCGGCGGGTGTGAACTACTTCCTCGCCGTCCCCGTGAATGCCACGGGCACAACGGCCGGAATCAGCGCGCTTGGCACAACCGTCGCCGCCACAACCGGACAGATCGCCACCGCTCCTGAATCTCTTCCCGGCAACCTCCAGATGAGCCTTGGATACTTCTACGGCTACCGCTTCCAGTTCGCTGTGACTACTGGAGCTCTCCCGAATCCGGCCGCCGCCTTGGTGGCGCAGGCCGCCTGGACCGGTGGTATGCCGGCGTTCTTCTTGGACAACGCATGACGCTCGGAACCTTTCACCCCGACCTGCTCCCGAAGTCCTGGTTCGATCCCGAACTGACGGCTTCGGCTTGGTTCTGGGAGGATCTGCTTGACGCGCAGGCGAGCGGGATCGTCGGTACCGCCAGTATCCAGATCGCGGACGCCAGCCTTGCGGCCGCGGGATCGGTCCTCGTCGGGGGAACTGCTGGCGTCCAGTTGGGCGATGCCTCACTAGCGGCGGCAGGCATCCTGCCGATCGTTGGCACCCTGAGCGTCGCGCTGGATGCCACATCTCTGGTCGCAACCGGAACGGTGGCCTCACAGGGGATCACGGGAGTTCTCTCGGCCACCCTAGCCGATGCGGTTCTCTCGGCACTCGGGGCGGTCAAGGTCTCTGGGGTTGGGCAGGCGACGCTCGAGAACGTCTTGGCATCCTTGGCCGGGAAGGCGTCAGTCAAGGGGCAAGCGGCAGTTAGCCTTGCATCCGCTACGCTGGCATCGACGGGGAAGGTTTCTGCTGCCGCCACTGCGGCCGCGCAACTCGCGGACGCCGTTCTGGCTTCGACGGGGTTTGCAGCCCTCAAGGGGCAGTTGTCAATCGCTCTTCAGGATGCCGTCACGTCCGGCGTTGGAGCAGCGCAGATCAAGGCCGTTCTGAGTAAGGCGCTTGCTGACACGGAACTGCAGGCGACGGGCCACCTTGCATCTTCGGAGGCGTTCGGGGTTCTCTCTGCCCTCCTGGAGAATGTGACCACGGTCATCTCCGGCATGGCGCGCGCGACTGCCGTGTTGGATGTTCATGCCGACGACGTAACGATGGCAAGCCAGGGGGAGGTCAGGGACTACCAGCCTCTCCCGGTTGTCTTGATGTGGACGGTGCCAATGGATGTGGCGAATTGGACGGCACGGGAGGAGACGGATACCTGGGAGTTCTCTCTCGACAAGAGCCAATGGACGGTAGCAGAGGATGCCAATGTCTGGATAGTGGCCGAGGCCATAACGCTTTGGGTAGTCCCGGAGTTTGCCGATGCCGACTAAGCAGTTCAAGGTCAACGAATACCCCGCGGTTCAGGGATCCCGAGAGAGCCGCATCTACCACATCCAATTTCCGGGGGCGTGCATTGCCTCCCCGTCTGCCGTTGTGGTTTGCGCCGGCCTGAACGTATCAGGTAGTCACCTGACATACGCGGCCTGCATGACCTCCGCAAGCCTCGTGGAAGTCGGCGCCGTTCACTCCCTCTGTCCAGGCAAGGAGTTCCGAGTCCTTGTCGGCGCCATCGTTGGGGGGCAAGCTAGATGGTGCGAGAACAAACTTGAGGTCTGGGATCAGGGGTTCACATGAGCCTGGTACTGATTCGGAACGGATTGGTTCAGACGATCAAGGACGCGGGGCACTGGAACGCGGCCGAGATTTCGACGTGCGACTTCGGGATCATGAACCTGAGCGCGAGCTGCGTTGTCCTCCAACCGGGAGGAGGCACACAGATCGAGCCCTTGACTCTGATGGGCGGGGACAGCGTCAGAGGGAACCGGATCACATGGGAGATTGCTGGGATGGTGTTCGTGAAGGACCCCGGCAGCCCGACCTGCCTTCTGGGTTCTCTCTGGACGGCTTGCGACGACATCCTGGCCAGCGTGCATAGAGATGACACGCTGAACGGGGCCGCGCAAGTGGCGGGGATCACGATGATCAGCAGACCGAGCATGGACTCATTCGTCACGGACGGAAACACGGACTGGGGCTACATCCAGTTCGCCGTCCGGGCCGAGGAGTTCCTGGTCTAAGGAGGTGCAGATGAAGAGATTGACAGCGCACTGCCCGCTGTGTGGGAACACGAGCCTCGCCTTGGAGACCAAGGCCGGGAAGACCTATGCCTACTGTGACACAGACGGGCAGAGGATGGAGACGTCGCACACACGTTTCGTTGTGGCGGTCAAAGAGGAACTGCCCGCGAAGAAGGAGAGTGAGTAATGGCATACGTTCACGGATCGAAGGCCCAACTCTGGATCGACACGCAGGCGGGGGCGTGTACTGAAATCTCGTCCCAGATAACGGAGATTTCGTTCACCCGCAGCCGGAGCGATCCCGAGACCACCACGATGGGCGACAGCACGGTACAGCGGGAGGTCTCTGGAATCAGGGACGCAACGCTGGAATACTCGGGCATCTGGAACACCACGTCCAACCTGACCGGGATCGTCGGGCTGTTGGACGACGCCTACTCAGGGTCCTTGGTCACGCGGGTTCAGTATTGCCCGGCCGGGTCGGTGACGGGTTGTCCGATCTACACCGCTTCTATGCGGATCCAGACCTTCGCCCACCGCACTCCTGTAGGTGGCGTGGCGACGGTCAACTTCACCGCCGCGATTGCCTCCGGGTCGGTTGTGGCGGCCTGCTGCGTCTAAGAGGAGACCATGTCCATTCGAATTACCTGCGACCTGCCGGATCACGGCAGTCTCTGGGCGGAGTTCCGAGGGGACAAGTGGACGTTCGGCGACAGGCGCGCCGTCAATGAGTCGGTGTCGGACCTCGATTGGCTGGCGGTGGTCCTGGGCTATGTGACGGCGTGGAACCTTACGGATGTGGACGGCGCGTCTGTCGAGCCGAAGACCTCGGCTATCGATCGGGTAGAAGACGACCTGATTGCATGGCTGCTCTCCGCCTGGCTGAAGGCGCGGAGCGAGAGGTCGGCGCTCCCCAGGAAACCCTCGGGCTGATACGGGCCCACGTAGAGGGCGGCGGGCCGCCTCCGCCCGAACTGTTCGAGGGTCGCGCGGCCGAGAGATTCGGATGGACGTGGGACGAACTGGACCAGCAGGACTACTGCAGGACGGTGAGAGCTGTGGCCGTGATGAATGCTATCGACGGGTATCAGCGTGTCCTTGAAGCTACGAAGGCTCATCGTCTCGATCTGCCTTCTGGCTCTGATTGGGCGATGTACAGGCTGGTCATGGGGAGTGGCGATGCCGATAACGGGTGAAGCACTCATCAGGGTTCAGGGGGATGTGTCGGGCGCCGTAGGCGCCATGAACACGCTCGGCACGTCTCTGAAGAACGCCGGGGCGGCTACTGATGCTCTGAAGGCCAAGAGCCTGACGGGTGCCGGAGAACTGAAGCGGCTCGGCGGGACGGTTGGGGAGGTCATCACGCGGATGACCGGCCTCAGCATTGGATCAATCGGCGTGGCCGGCGGGATTGCGCTGGTCGGGAAGACCATCATCGACACCACCCGCGAGAGCATGAAGTATGCCCTCGCCGTTGGCGACCTCTCAACGAAACTCAGCATCTCGGCCAAAGAGGCGTCCAAGTTCTACCAGATCGCCGACGACCTGCGCATCTCCACCCAATCACTAGAGCTCGGATTCCGAATGCTAACGCGGAATGGCATTCAGCCGAACACCGAGAACATCATGCGGTTGGCGGATGAGTACAACGCCATTGTCGATCCGGTCCAGAAGGCGCAGTTTGCGATGGACCGCTTCGGCTCGCGGGCCGGGCTGGAGATGGCCCGCATGTTGGATGCTGGAAGTGAGAGCATCGGGAGAATGGCGGACGAGGCGGAGAGGTTCGGCCTCGTGATTGACGAGGAAGCCGCGGCCAACGCCAAGGAGTTCTACCTGATCCTCGACAAGCTCAAGGACCGCCTGGAGGGCGTGAAGATCAGCCTCGGGGGCGGGGTCATCAAGTTCATCGTTGAAGAGGCCGAGGCGATGGACAAGGCCACGGTGGCGACCGATTACCGCGTTGAGGCCTACGCGAAACTCCGCGAACAGGGAATCCATCCGACAACCGCAGCGGTCAGTGCTGTAGCGGCAGAACTTGAGCGCGAGGCGGCAGCCGCGGCAATGGCGGCGCGGGGAACAGGCCAGCTCTTCGGAGATTCCATTCGTCAGTTGAAGGGCGACCTGCTTGCTCTTCCGGCGGCGCTACAGACGGCAGCGGCGGCCTTTCGAGAGCAGACGATGTCCACCGTTGAGGGGTACCTGAAGAACCTAGAATACAAGGCTGGCGTGGACGACATCGCGGCGGCCATCGCCGCGCTTCAGAGCAAGCACATCGAAATCACAATCACGACGATCACGGACGAGATCACGCGCCAGACGTGGGACTGGAGGAAAGCGGTAAGCACTCCGGGCGGAGGCGGTGGATCGGGTCGAGCCGCGCAGCAGGCCCAAGGCGGCCCCCTGCGTCAGATCGCCGAGGTCGGAGAGGAAGGCACCGAGGGCATCATCAACGGCCGCGTCATCCCGCATGGTCAGTGGGAGCAGATGAAACGGAGTGGGATGATTGCGACTCGTAGGATGCGCTTGGGCGGGGAGGTGGAGAGCGGGGGGACGATCATTGGTACCGCGCCGAAGTTGGCACCGAAGTCGCCGGGGATTGTTTCGAAGGACATCCGGGATTTGCCTGGCTTCGAGGACTCCGTGTTCGATCAGGGAAGCAACTCAAACACATCTCTCATTGCTGCCGCCGCCATCACCGCCGCCGGGGCCGCCGCAGAGGCCGCGGCCACCCTTGTGGCAACGTCAATGCCGCAAGCCATTGCGCAGGCCGTTACTCAACAGGCAGCCCAGCAGACGCAGATTCAAGTTGCGAGTAACACGGCACAGACGAATGAGCTGAGGGCTATCCGGCGCCAGCTCAAGCAGAACAACGAGACGGTGATTCGGGGAATGAGGGACGCGGTGGCGACGCTATGAGCGTGACGATCACTCCGAAGATGGAGTGCATCTTCTCGGGCTCGACCTGGACCGACATCTCGTCGGACGTTCTGCGCGCCGAGCCCATTCAGGCCGCCTATGGGATTCAAGGCGTGGGGCCTCTCGACCTCATGGCCTCAACTGGCAACCTGTCCTTCGCCATGAACAACTCGGAGGCGAACAGCGGGGCAAAGCTGGGCTACTACACGCCCGGGCATGCTGATGCCCGTTCGGGATGGAACATCGGGAAGAAGACGCGGCTCTCCTTTGCCTACTCGGGATCGACGTTCTACAAGATGGTTGGGTACATCTCCTCGATCACGCCGGCCGCCGGCAAGTACCGAGAGAGGCGCGCAGACGTGGCCTGTGTCGATTGGATGGACTTCGCCGGCACGCAGAAGATCCAGAGGCTGACCATTCAGGAGAACGTCACGTCGGGCTGTACCGTGGCGATGCTTATCGGACAGGCGATCATCCAGCCGAGATCAACCTGCATCGGAACCTCGGCGGAGTTGTTCGACCGGGTATTCGACAGCGACAACGATGCCAAGACCACCATTTCGGCTGGCATTGCGAAAACGCTGCGCAATGAACTCGGGCAAGGGTTCATCAGGGGAGACACGGTTGGAGGCGAGACATTCGAGTTCGCCGGGCGCTATGCCCGCGTTGGGGGCATGACCACGGCCGCCAGCCTGACCTCGACCATGACGGAACTGGAGATCGAGTACGACCGCACGAACATCTGGAACATCGTCCGTTCTCGTACCTACCCGAAGGAATTGGACAGCTCGGCTTGCGTCGTCGTGTTCTCTCTCCAGCAGCCTATTCAGATCGGGGCCAGCGGGGCACAGACATTCACGGCCCACTACCGCGACCCCGTGTCGGCACGCTTCATCTCTGCCTCCGGCATTGTCTACCCATTTGTCGCTGGTGAGGAGTTCAACCTCGGGTCAACATGCGGAACAGGAATCGGGGATCTCAATAGCTCGGCCTGTTTCTCGGCGTCCATTGGGGCGAACTCTGCTGCCGTCTCTGCGTCCAACATCTCAGGGACTATCGGCTACCTAAACGACTTCGCCCTTCGGGGCAAGGCAATCTACTCATTCGACCCCGTTGAATACGAAAGTCGCAATGAGGCGTCAGCGTCGTCCTATGGGGAGCGCGTGCTTGATCTAGATTTGGACTTCCACACGAACCAGGTGCGCGGGGAACCGCTGGCCCAATACCTGCGCTCCGTGTGGGACGCGCCCCGAAAACTCATCAAATCCGTTCGGTTCCTCGCCAACCGATCAGACGCCTCCGCCCTCGCCGCCATGACATGCGAGCCCGGATCGCGCGTCTACATCTTCGAGGAAGCCACCGCGACGGATGGGCAGTTCGACATCAACAGTGTCGAGTACGAGGCTGTCTCAGACAAGGAGCTGTGGGTGACCTGGGGGGTTGTGAAGGCGGACACAACCGACTACTTCCGGCTGGACCATTCGCTTCTCGATGTGGACATCATCGCCCCATGAGGTGTTGATATGACCTATGTAGCGCGCGCTCACTTGGCCGCCTCCGCAATCGTTCCCTCCTCTGACTACAACCAGGGGATGGACAACGAGGCGTACCTGAAGTCCGAACACGATTTGGCAACACCGGCGGCGCTCAATTCCGGCTGGAGACAAGATGGCAATACATGGGCCTATGTTTCGGCCAGCATCTTCGGTATCTCCGGATTCTCCGCCTCGACTCTCTATCAGAAGGGCACGCGCATTCGGTGGAAAGATGGGGGGACATTCAAGTACGCGGCGACGGCCTGTTCTTCTGGATCGCAGTTTGCTTTCACGGGTGGAGCGGATTACTCGGCGGCAAGCGCGGTCATAACGGACAACTACTACTCCTATGAATTGTCGCCCTGCGGATACCCGGATCACTTCGCCTACGCCGCGTCGGTTGTTGGCTTCACTGGTGCCCTGTCCTCGTGCCAGATCTCCTTCCATGTCGAGGGAGAGCGATGCACGCTGACGTTCTATGTCGGCGGAACATCCAACGCAACGAACCTCACCATCACGACTCCTCTTCGCGCCGGATCCACTGCCGGAAGACATTGGTATGTGCCACTCGGGACAACTTATGATGCCGGGGCCTATGCAGCTCTGGGTTCGGTCGAGCTTCTTGCAAGCGGATCGATTGCATCCGTATACAAATCTGCGCAAGCCGGATGGACGAATAGCGGCGGCAAAGTCGCATTCGCCTCTCTGGTATACGAGTTCTAACCATGTGGTCTGCAACCGACAACCTCCGCTGCATCGACATCTGGGAGGCCATAGCCTGATGCGCAAACTGTGTTCCGTATGCTGGCCGTGGGATCACGGCAAGATGACGCAGAAGCAAGTGGTCGAAAAGGCCCTCGACCTCGGCGCTGACGAGTTGTGCATCCGCACGCCCTCCCGCTACACCCTCTACGCCCCGGCGTGGCACGACGAGCTCGCGCGGCTTGCCCAGGACGCCGGGATCGACATCTCCATCTGGCCCGTTGTCGCGCTGCAGGAGCCCGAGAAGGAAGCAGACGCCATCCGAGAGGCCGTCACCCGCTACCTCCCCGTTCGTGTTGTCCTGGACGCCGAGATCAAGACGTGGATCGCCAATCTGCCGCGCTTCCTGTTGAAGCTGGGGCGCCTTCCTGTCCCGGTTGGGCTGGGTTCGTTCCGCCGGCCAAGTCTCCATCCTGAGATGCGCTGGCAGACATGGTGGACGGCGAAGGCCGAAGGGCAACACATCATCGACTTCGTTGCGACGCAGCTCTACCCGATCGGGTGGATCTCGCCTACGAACTGGGTCAATCAGATGCGCCTCGACGTGGACAGCAACGAGGCCGAGCTGCAGAAGGCCGGGAGGACCGGCATTCCCTGGCTTCCTTGGATGCCATCGTTCATCGGATCGACCTATGAGGGACAGACAACCCCGTGGATCCCAAGTGCCGAATCCGTTGCGGCGTCGGTTGAGTTCCTGAAGACACGGCTCGGGGATCGTCTGGTCGGCCTCAACTGGTGGTCTCTGGACCAGCGCTTGGTTGACATCCCGGCTTTGTACGCATACGTCAAGTCTCTACCGGGAGAGCCCGTAGGACCCGTGTCATTCATGCATCTTCCCGAGTCGAAGCGCTGGGAGCTGGTCGAGCGCGGGCTCAAACAGCAGAACATCCTGGACGCCGCTGGCGTCCCCATCGAGGCATGAGTCATGGCGACAAAGAACGGCACCAAGGTATCGCTCGACAAGTTCTACGAGGCGCTCATTGAGCAGAACGCCGCGCGCGAAACCATGAAGGGCGATCTCCTGAAGGCCATGACTGCCGGCTTCGACGGATTAGAGAAGCGCATCGGAGGGCGTATCGACAAACAGGACAAGGAGATAGACTGTATTCACACGGGCCTGGACGACCTCCGGGCCTCGGACAAGAAGGTGGGGTATATCACGGGCAGTCTGGCGGCCGCGTTCTCTGGCATCGCCATTCTCGTGGCCCGGCTGATGGACCCATCCAAGTAGGTGGCCGCACCCCGGCGGCGAAAGAAGTAAGGAGACGAAGATGAAGGCGTGGTACAAGAGCAAGACGATCTGGTTTGGTGCGCTGTACGTCCTGATCTCCCTGGCCGGCGTGTTGGGCTTCGTCCAGTTCTCGCCCTCAGCGGATCTGGTCGAGATTGTTGGCGGGGTGACCGGATTGCTGGTTATCGTCCTTCGCTTGCTGACGAAGCAGCCGGTCCTCTAGTCTCCCCCGTCCGCTTCGGTGGACGGCTTCGGGGCCATGACCAACAAGGTTGGTTGCATGACCAATGAAGTTGGTCATGGCCCCCGTTTCCCCCTTCGGAGGTCGAATGCCCACAGTAGGCGAGATGCTGGCCGGACTGCATCCGGAGACAACTGCGCGGCGCGTGATCGTCGCAGACATCGGAGACACTCACGCCAATCACAAGCTCGGTCTACTCAACCCAGAGACGGTCCTGTACGACGAGGACGAGAACGGCAACCTTGTGCCCTGGCGTCCGATGCCCGGACCAAGCCAGCAAGCCCTATGGCCCCTGTACGTTGGGGACAAGGACCGCGTAGTTGAACTGGCCGCCGGGGATCCGATCATCCTGCTCCATCACGGTGACATGGCGCAGGGCGGGAACGGAAAGGCGCGGGAGCTTGTGTCGACGCGAGCGGCAGACCAGTTTGAGATCGCCTTTGCCAACCTCGCCCCCTGGATGGCCGTCCCCAACCTTCAGCGGATGGTGTTTGCCAAAGGTACCGGATACCACGAACTCGAAGAGGGCTCGGCCGCCCTGATTGTCGCCGCGCGCGTGCGCACGGCCGGGATCAAGGTGGATGTGCCGTATCACTGGAAGGCCACTATCGGGGGAGTCAACTTTGACCTCGCACATCACGGAAGTCCTCCGGGCTCGCGCTATTGGCTGCGAGGGAACATTCTCCGACTCTACACGCAGTCCATCATGGACGACGAGTTGGTCGAGGGGCATGATCCGCCGGATGTTCTGCTCCGCGGCCACTATCACCAGTACGTCTCCGAGGTTGTGACGAGGCGGGCCAGGGGCAAGACGTGGCGAACACACGCGGCCATCTGCCCATCCTACTGCTTCATCGACGACTACGCTAGGAAGGTTGCCAAGTCCCCGCCCAAGGCGACGATAGGAATGCTGGCCTTCGAGGTGGTTGACGGGAGGGTAACCCCCCACGAGTTCATCCGAACGTTTGACTTCACGACGAAGGAGGTGGTCGATGTCTCCTGACGTAGATGCCATAGGCGCCGAACTTGAGGCCTTCCTGAATGCCATCGAACTCCGCGATCCCATCCGCCCGGACGAGATCACCGTGGACGGCTTCGCCCAACTCCGGGGCCTTAGCAGATCGGTTGCGGAGCGGGCGTTGAGGGAAGAAGTGAAGGCGGGGAGGATGGTGCGCAGGCACGCATCGCTCGGGGGCAAGTTCGGCTTTGCCTACTCGGTGAAGAGGTGATGCCATGAAGAGGGTCTATGTCGCTGGGCCATACTCTGGAGGCGACACAATCTTGAACATCCGCAAGGCGATCTTCGAGGCGGACTGGCTGCTGGCGGCCGGCTTTGCTCCGTTCGTCCCGCATCTCACCGGCTTCTGGGACTTCGCCTCCCCGAAGAAATACGAGACGTGGCTGGCCTATGACATGGAGTGGCTCAGGGCATGCGATGCCCTGCTGAGGATGATCGGCGAATCCCCTGGCGCTGATCGCGAGGTTGAGCTGGCCGAGAGTCTTGGGATCCCGGTGTTCTATTCCGTGCCCGAGCTCATCACGGGGCTAGCGAAGTGAGGAATTGGACGCGCCAGCTCTACGCCGTCGAACAGAAGCTCCGCCTCTGGCAGTACATGCCCTTCATGGATCTCTCCGAGGCATCGGCCGCCATCCGCGCGATCCAGGCGTCTGACTACTGGCGCGGCCTGATCCCCAATGCCCCTCTGCTCTTCCATGTCGAGAAGGCCAAGACGTGGACCGAGACCGGCGGCGTCTCGAAAGAGGGGATCCGCAAGAAGCCCGGCAAGGCGGAGTACGTCATCACCTACCCGATGGGCTGTGCCGCGTTCGGCTTCACCGTCCACGAATTGCCACACGCCGAGGGCCCCTGGCGCAACGGCCATGACGATAGGTACATGCGCGTTTGGCTTGGGCTCTGGAGGGATCGGTCCCCGAAGGTCTACTTCGATGTGATTCTCGAGGAGCTCCGGTCCCGCGGCGTCCCGGTCGGGGAGTTCCTGTGATCGTGCTCCTGTTCCTGGCGGGCCTCGTTAGCGAGGCCATCGTGACGGCGCAGACGCGAGCCATCTCGGGGGGAAGGCGGTACGAGTCTGCCGGATGGGCATTCGCCGGCTGGATGCTGTGGGGCCTGGTGCTGTCCGAGCTGGTCGTCAGCTACTGGAACGTCGTGCCGTTCGCTCTGGGCGCGGCGCTGGGTACTTGGCTGGCGAGCAAGAGGCGCTAGGCGCCATTCATCCTATCTGTCAGCCATTGATCGGCGTGGCTAAGAACGAGCAAAGGCATCGGGAAGACGCGTGGGAATCGGCGGTGAGGCCAGAGTTTCATCCGCTCTCTCCAAGGAAGAGTCCGAATGAAAGCGCGTAGGTCGGCGTTTGCTTGTTCAAGTGTGAGCCCGGCGGCATCAGTAAACTCCTTGATGGCCCGAGAGTAGGCAGAAGCTGTAACGCCCATCTCCAGGATGGCGCCGGCGAGATTTGTCATTGCCTCGGATGCCGTCACGAAGTACAATTGATGCACTTGCCCATTCTCCATCTCCGTCTCCTCTCATGCCTCTGGATTCTACGTCAAGTCAAGGCGACCGCCCAACGGATGCGAGCTAAGCCGCGGGGCGGCCGCATTTCATGCAGTTACCCGCGGTGTTAATTCCGAACGGATGCCCACAGGCGCACTGCATGTTTGAGTGCGGCGGCCTTGCCCCGTCAGCTTCAGTGAGTTGTTGGGCGGCGTGACGTGAGGCGCGCCATCCCATTGAATACCACATCAGGGCGAGGACCCTTTGCGGAGATTCGTCGTAGGGCCAAACCTCGATGAACGGATCGTTCCATTCGGGCATTTCCTCATCTCCTTCGGGCGACCGCCCAACGGACCGCGCATAAGCTGCGCCGCTTAGAACGGACACGTGCAAGGCGTGTCCCCACAAGAACAGTCGCGCTTGCGGCTTGGGTCCACCGCGGCGGCGTCAGCTTCATGCGCATGTTGGGTGGCGAGACTGTAGGCGGACCTCGCCCAATCCCACCACTCCTTGCTGGCACGATTACGCTCAGGGTCCAAGGCCACCCATGCGGCCATCTTCTCCAAAGACAGATACGATACGGGCATTTCATCCTCCAACTTCAGGCGACCGCCCAACGGATGCGAGCTAAGCTGCTCGGCTAACCTTCTTCGGCATGTTACCCCGCTTGGGCCGAGTCGGCTTCAGCGAGTTGTTAGGCAGCGACGCGCCGCGGCGCATGGCGTCCATAATCGCAGACACCGCATCTTCCCCGCACCCAAGCGCGGGTGCGGATTCCTCCTCACCAATCCAAACGCCAATGAGACCGGCGCTCTCCTCAAGAGAGAATACGACTGCGCCGCGACCCTCTTGAACTCGGTCGGTGATCCATCTGCAAGCCTTGTCTGAGAACGACATCTTCATCTCCTTCTGGCGCTGCCCAACGGATGCGAGCTAAGCCGCACGACCGGCGGCGGCTTCGGCCTGCTTGTCACAGATCGCACCCACGGCGGCGAGGATTTCCTCGTTTCCGGCGTCGGGGGCCAGGACTATAACGGCGCCACGCGTGCCATCCTTCTCTGTGAAGGCAAGGCTTATGTGGCCGACGCCATCGTTGTCCATCGACTTCACGACGCGGTAAAGACTCCCCGCCAATCGAGCGGCCTCCTCAAGCCCGGATTCCTCTTGCCGCCCGGTCGGGTCGGCTTCAGCGAGTTGTTCGACGGCGCCATCCCTGGCAAGCCAACCGGCGTAAAACCCTCCGACGAGACTCATGTATGCGAGACTGGCGCCTTGCGAAGCAATCCACTTTTTGCAGTCCTTCCAGACATCAGGCATTTCAACCTCCAGTTAGTGGCGACCGCCCAACGGATGCGAGCTAAGCTGCGCCGGCGGACGAGGCGGGCAATGTCCCCACGTCCCAGATGCCGGCGTGGTCAAAGATACAGTACCGGGAACCGCGCACTTCCAAGGCGCGGTTGACCGCCTCGGCAGATACTAGGCGACGCGTCACGAGCATTGCCAATACCTTGAGGGCGATCAACTCGTCCTTGTCTGTGCCGCCAGCGTCAGTTTCAGCGAGTTGTTGGGCGGCGTCTTCACAGGCGTGCCATCCAGCCATGAACGACTCTTTGCAGACCCACCTTGCCCGGTTGATCTGCTCTGTTGGATACCACTTATCAAACTCCTCTTCCCATTCGGGCATTTCATCCTCCAGCTACGGGCGACCGCCCAACGGATGCGAGCTAAGCCGCTCGCCGATCCCCATCATTCGTGTCGCTGTCGCCAACAAGAGTCGGCTTCAGCGAGTTGTTAGACGACGCCGCGTTCTGACGTGATGACGGCGCGCCTGTCCATGCATTGCAGCCAAGCCAAGCTAACGGCGCAAGACTGAACCACTTCCTTCCGAACGCGTGCGGGGTCGCCTCCCTCTTCAACGGCCTGCAAGATTGCCTGGGCCGTCTCGCCCACCTCCTCGACCAAGATGGCGAGCCACCACGCGTCATCGTGATTCTGCTCACCCCATTTCTCATCCTGGCGGGCACGCTCGGCCAACACTTCGGCTACTGGACTCATTCTCGTCTCCTTTGCATGGCGTCGTCTAACGGATGCGAGCTGAATTGCGCCGCCGATCTACTCGTCCTTCAACCCGCTCGCCCGCGGCGTCAATTCCAGCGAGTTGTTATACGGCGGCCTCAACTGGGCCACCGCACTTGGCGCACGTCCAAACCCCGTCGGCCCATCCGTATCGCTTCTGCCCATCCAAGATGGGCTTGCCGCACCCCTCGCACATGGCGACAACTTCAACATCATTGATCGTCTCAATGCAGGCCCCCTTGGGAACCTCGGACAGAGACTTTGCCCGACCCCGAAGCACATACTCGATCATCATTGCCTCCCTGTAGGCCGACCGTATAACGGACCGGAGCTAAGCTGCCGGGCCGAGATCAGAGTACCTCAACCACGGTGTACGAATCGGGATAGCCCTCGTGGAATCCAACGGTATTCTCCACGCGGCCATACTCCGACTCTTTTACCCACTCGTAGGCCCC